TTAGGATTTTAGCAGACTAGTCAACTAGTATGGTAAGACCACCAAGCGCATTAAATGCGCCTGGAAGACCTCGCGTCAAGCGTGTCTTCCAGGTCTCTTACACGTCTCTTTAAAAGAAACATGTAGGAGAACAACACCAAAACGACCAAAAGTGAAACACAGAGCAGAGAAATCAGAACTCGAATGAGATGAACAACATCTCTAAACGGATCTGATAACGCCATACGGCGGCCCAAGTTACTACTTGAGCCTCAAACTCTTATCGCCCCTCTTGATCTCCGAACTTCTGTTCAGAACCACAAACAACTGTCTAAAATTTTTCTTTGTAGACAGTGCCTGACACACAAACCCCAGCGCATCAAACAGGCTGGGACTAGACCTCCGATACCTCACTTGAGTGAGGTAACACGCTAACTGCTTGACCCTATCGTCCACAAGCGGTTTAGCGTGGTCCAGTAGGCCCACACGGACCTCCTCCAGACTTGCATCATTGTCTGGAAGATCCTTACGACCCATCTTTATCAGTAACTTCATAGGATCGGGAACACACACATAGTGGTCCTCAATCCTTATGACGTACCTAGATGCGAAATAAGGACAGCTGGGCTGTATTAACTTACAGCTCATGTTGAAGATTGTAGATATGGGCTCGAGACGTACCCTGATCGGTCTAAAACCACAAATCAAGGAATCATCACCGCCCACCATCATATACCTCAACGAGTCCACATCGTCATCCGACAACACGTAACTCAGCATCACCGCAGTGACGAGCGTATTCCCCAAAAAGGTGAATGCATCGCCCGTCCTGCGCTGAAAATCGGTGTTGAAACCCACGCCACACCTCATATCCCTAATCTTGGAATATCTGTGGGCCTGACTCCAAACACCGACAAACTCGGGATCCACCCCGAAACGAAGCAAAACCAAATCCTGACAAATCTGGTGCACCTCGTTCTGACTTTTATCAAACTTAGAAAAGTCAATCTCGACGAAATCACCGGTCTCACTACCCAAATGGTGTCTCGTCAAGAAACCCCCCACGTCCGTCTCATCATCCAGCGGAATAATCAAATTATTCCGCTTAACAGCCATCAATCTGGTTTTCACAGCAGAAAACACAGAAGTGGCAACCTGGGTGATGTCCGTATCGTGGTAAGTTATAGTAGCAGCCTTTGTATACTCAGACTGCAAAGCATCGGTCAAAACGGGCTTAATATCCCTCTTAATCATATGCTTATACCTCTCGATGCTGCTCAGTCTAAGGACTGCCGCATCAGACACGGGCCTATCAGCCTTATTATAATAACGCTGTAAGGCC